ATGGGATCCTTGAATGCGGATGAATCCGACGGATACCCGTTGAGAATCTTGTCGTAACTCCCTGCGTGAACCAGATAGTAATTCGTTGCGTATCCGCGTACTTCGTGAATGGCAGGAGTGTGGGACACACGCGTGTGCCGTTGTAAGGCCGTCACGCCGCCGTTGAACATATCCCACCGGTCCCTCGTCGACCACAAAAACGGCAGGAGGTCGGTAAAGCGGCGGGCCGCATCGGGCCGAAGTACGCAATCGTCCTCGAGAATGAGAATCCACGGAAGCCCGCGATCCTTGGCCATCCGTACGCACTTCAAGTGGGACGCCGCGCATCCCTTCCATCCGGGACGTTGCTTGACCGCCGAGACGCGTTCCACAGGGACGGGCCACCCGCCGAGTTCCCGTTGTACATCGTTCCACCGGTCCGTCCTGTGATCCAGATTGATCACGACGGTGGCGGGGAAATAGTGGGGAGCGACCGGTCTGCGCCATGGGGACCTCACCACCAACGCAGCGACGATAAGCCCTACAACCACAAGAAGTCCATAGACACTCCGCCGGTTCATCCCTACACTCCTGTTCGATAATCATCGGAGAATATGTAGCAAATACTCGGCCGATGCAAGCGCGCCTTCGATCCACGTCTGCTGAAGACTCACCGATTCGCCTACGACGTAGACGTGCGGCGCAGGAGTGTGGGCGGCCCGACTCGCCGCCTTCACGTCGTAGGGCTCTCCTGTTGGAACCCAATAGGAGCATCCCTGCGTCCAGTCGTGTTTCTTGACGTAACTCGGTCGCGGAATATGGCGGTCGGGGAGGAGTGCCGTGAGTTCTCGCTGGAGGGCGTCTTCCAACACGCGTCCCTCCTTCTCCCTCCAGACCTTGGTGTCGTCGCCGTCCGTGTAGGATACCATAATGAGACCGGTGCGTTCGTTGATGGGAATGACGTGGCGCAGGGGGCCGGCCGTCACTTGCTTCGTGAGGTCGTGGAACCAGACGCGTCCGTCGGCATTCTTGGGATAGATGGCGTAGATGCGCATCAGGGCCCCCGTTTGAATCTGCTTCAACAGGGGCGTTCCTTTGAGCACTGAGAAATTGGTGAGGGAGCAGCGGCACGTGGCGATAATGATCTCGGTGGATCGGACGTGAAAGGGGGTCGGGGCGTCCTTGGGTCCTTTCTGACCCACGACGTCAAAGAGTCCATCGGCCGCCCGCCTGACATCGTCGACGCGGTGTCGTGCCCGACAGACCGCCCCCGCCTTGACGGCCTCGCCGTGGAGATTGCGGGCCAGGGCGTCCAGCCCCTCGACGAGTCCGTAGTACTCGGTGGCTCCTGTCGCCGCCATTGGCTTGCTTCTGCGAAACAGAGGAAGGGCGACGTCGGCACGCATCAGAGTGAATTCGGAGGTGTAGGGAAACATCGACAAGATAGGATGGAGCGACTTGGGGACGAGCTCCTGAATCGTGTGCGTCGCAAGGACCGAGGCGGGAAGCGACTCCAAGGCCCCTTTGATGGGCGCAAACAAGTCCAGAAAGGGATTGGGCTTCCCTTCGTATTCGCTGTCGGTTGAGATTGGATATTTGTGAAGCCCGTAGCGCTTGACAAGGGCGTTGACGCGTTCGTGTGCGTGGAAGATGCGACCGGCCCCAATCTCATACTGAATCCGATGGCCTCCCACGCGTGCGTGCTCTGTGATCACGCGTCCGCCCCACACCGGCCAATACTCCAAACAGAGCACCGTCTTTCTTCTGCGCGCAAGTTCCGCTGCAACGGTGAGACCGGCAATGCCGCCCCCAACGATGATGTAGTCGTAGATCATTTGCCTCTATGATACGATTGGTAAATTTCAAACCCGCATGCTCGCCAACGGTCTAAAATGTTCGCCGGTCTAATCCAGAGATCCACGCCACCACCTCCTCCGTCGTCGTGGAGGTACATGCGCTCACCAGCGTCTTGGGCTTACAGAAGTGAAAGGTGGGGAAGGACCGGACGTTACAATATCCCGACGTATACTTGTTGACTGTCTCGTCGCATTTGTAATAAGGAACGCCGATGGCGAGCGCAGCGGCTTCAATGGCCGCCTGGTCCAATTTCTTACAGGGACCGCACCACGCTGCTGTAAAGTAAATGAGGAAGGCGGGGGAGCCGGCTGGCTCCTTCGACCACCACATCGCTTCAAACTGCTCTTGGGTAAGAGGAATGCTCATTGGTACTGTCGACTAATAAATTCATAGGTGCGTTTTAACCCAGCGGCGGCGACGACGGCCGTCAGGCACCCTAAGAGGACGGGCCCGGGGCCTCCGGAGGGACCTCCGGAGGCCGAGGGGCCGTCTATCGATGCGTCCGTCGCCCTAGGATGGGCTCCCCCAGTTTGCGGGGGGGGAGCGGTCGGATTCGCAGCAGGTGGCTCGGTTGTCGCAGTGGTTGTAGCAGGAGGCGCCGTCGGCTTAGTCTGCTCCTGCGGAACAACCGTGCGGGGCGCGCACGCCGGCTTCGGCTTCGGCAAGAGTCCGAGGATGCCCAGCGTCCAATGAAGCCATTGACCGGCGGGCCCGGAGGGCGCCGAAAAGGGCACCCCCAGGGCCTGGAGGGCCGCGTCGTCCCCCTCCTTCTTGACCTGGAGTTTGAAGACCGATGGGTCCGTGGGAGGGAAGAACGACCCGAGCCCCAAGGGCGGCGGGATCCCCGTGTCCAACAGTTCCTTCTCGCAAAAGACGGCATTCCACGCGTCCCATCCCGCCCAGATCCATCCAATCACAAAGGTAAACAAGTTGAGACACAATACCAACTTCGCAACCCCCATCACATAGTCCCCCATATAGAATTTGTCGGCCGCAATCAATCCGAAAAAGACGGTCAGAAGGCCATAGATAATATACGACTTCTGTGACACGTAGTCCACCGGATTCGCAGGGCTCACAAAGACGCCGCGGCCAATGTTGCGAATCCAGTCAAACGGGGAGGCCAAGCCCTCCCGCAACACCGTCTCTTTCTGAAAGAAAATCTGGGACAAGTCCCACCAATACCAAGCACCAAACGTGAACAGATTGAAGAGAGCCTTGAGAAACGCCGTCTTGAAACTGCGCAGATAGATGTGGTCGCCGCCTACCAATCCGAGGAGAACCGACATGATCACAAAGGTGTAGTAATCGCGGTCCGGTCCTCCCCATGTGTCCACGTCACTTTCGTGTCGAAGTACCACCATCCTACCGTGGTCCTCCAAAATCAGACGGTAAATAGAACGCCACCAAGTCCCGCAACAATACGAAGCACATTGTAATTCATCGCATAGACAGTACATCCCGACGGAACCGAATTGACATTGGTGTTCATCGCCAATTGAAGCACGATGCTGTCAATGCGACTTGCGTTAAAGGACCCCTGTGGCTGGGCCGCCTCGGGGTTCAGACTAAAGGAATACATATAGATGAAATTGGCTTCGTCGATCGCGTTGGGAATCGCTGTATGATAGAGCCACGGCTGCATAAGCCGAAAGTACTGGGCCGATTGGACCTGGAACCGGTCGTATCCATCAAACTGGAGCAGTGCTGTATTGATGAGGTCCAAGTTGGGGAGGCCTGGTTCCAGCAACATACGACTTCCGTAGTTGAAGACTTCGTTCGCCGTCGCCATGCGGTCTTGTTGGACCACCCAGAGGAGCTCCTTAATTGGATGATTAAAGGTCAGAGGGATGCTCACCTTGGTTGCCATGGCCGGAATGGAGTACCGCGTCTGCTGTTGGACTTGTTCGATCAAGTATTCGTGCTTGGAACTGACGAACCGGCGACGCTCCTCCGTATCCAAATAAATGTAATTGCCCCACAGGCGCATATCGATAATCACGGGTGGCGACTCCGTGACGGGAATACAATTGCCGGTCGTCAACACCGACTGCTCCAAGGCGTTGCTAAAGACGACCTTGCTCCCGTTCTTCATATAAATGTAAATCTTGATGGGCGTTGCTTGGAGCGCCAACAGGGGAAGCGCAAGTCCTGGATTCCGACAGAACCAGAAATACAGTGGAACGAAGAGATGTAGCGGTCCCGATTGTGTGTATTGGTTAAAGACGCTCTGCTGGCCAATCATCGACCGCACGCCACTCTGCTTGCTCCCCGGCGTTGTCAGTTGCGTCCACAAGTACATGAACTCGCCGTACTGGCGGTCAATCTCCTGCTGTCCAATCCAGATGCTCACATAGTCAATCATTGCGTAGCCGATGCCGTTGGAATAACTGACGGAGGGAGGAGTCGCGGTATAATCCGTGGGAGGGGCCGTCGTCACACCACACGGCGTAGAGGAGGACGAGACGACGGGCCCTGCGGGCGTAATTTGCGGCAAGTTGATTTCCAAGTAGAGTTGGCTCAACAGGTCCCCGTTGCGCGGCACTGTCACGCTGATTAGTTTGTTGAACTCGGCGGCGGTGTCAAAGGGAATGTATTGGGTCTCCATACTGAAATTCGTGTAGCGTCGATAGACTTGCTTAAAAAAGGTCGTCTGGGGATTGCCGGACAAATAGATGTCCTGACGCCCCTGCGCGACGAGTTGTAACAGGCCTCCTGAGTTTGACATCTCTAGGAGGGTCCTATGTTTTTTCGCTTAGACTGACGCGCAGCTTCGTTATACCCCACCGCTCATTTTCAGGTTCATCTATAGAATGTCCTATAACCAGATTTTGGACAATGTGCTCTTACGGTCCATCTATTTTACGACGCCGGCCAACAACGTCATTTCGTCCCAGTATACGCTGTATGGCAATGGGTACGGACAGGCCTATTTTAGCAATGCTGTATTACCACAGAATCTCAGCACGTTGAGCACCGCCATCGGCGCCACGGATTCCAACGTCGCGGTCTTATCCACGCAATTCAGTTCCCTCGTTGTCGGCGTCGTCTCCTCGATCAGTTCTCTCTACGCAGTCACCTACGCCACATCGACCTTTGCACAAGACACGAGCAATTACTTGGCCGCCCAAGTGGCCGCGAACTTTGCCAGCACAAATGAATTGGTGACGAGCACGTTGGAAGGCTTCAGTACCTATTCTACGTTCATCAATCAGTACGTTGAATTGTCCACCACCGCCGACCAGAATTTCAGCACTCTGTCAAGTTATAGTAGGAGTCAATCCGTAGACGCCTTACAATCGTCGTATTCATTGGCAATGTACTCGACGGCGGTCTACATCACAAGTACTACCGTGTCCATCGATTCCAACGTCAGCACCATGTCCTCCATTTACGTTCCTTATACGACGTTATCCACTTTTAGCACGACGATCACGTCGCAACTCACGAGCACATCGCTCGGATTGACGAACACCTTTACCTCCAGCGACGTCAACCTAAGCAGTCGCATCGCGACGCTCAGCACCACCACGGGGAACTCGCTCTCCACGCTCATTAGTACCACTACGGGCCATGGAACCGAACTGTCATCGTTGGAAGCCGCAAGCACGGCCTTGTTGTCCACCGTGTCCACCTTCGTCTTTCCGCCGCTCAGCACGTCCCAGGGGGTTCAGACGAGCAGCCTTTTGGGGGGCTTCTCCTTCTATTCCTCGATTATTGGAGGCAACACCAATGAACTCAGCACCATCAGTTCCTTTACCTATTCCTACGCGGCTGGAAATGCGGTGGCGGTTAGCAGCATCAATGGGAATTTGTCAAGCGTGAGTTCGTCGCTGTCCACCTTGTGGTGGGAATTCCAACTCCTCACCACCTCGTCCATTCTCTCCTCCATTTACTATTCCTTTTACAATCTGGAACTCTACACGAGCAGCATTATCTCCACGACGCAGGGAAGTTATACCCAGACGCTCTCCAGCATTGAATACTCCTCCTATACACAGAATGTCTCGGTCGCCAACTCTTACTTTAATTACTACGTGAGCACAATGTACGACTCGACGCTCTCCACGCTCATTCCCAGCACCATTGCGTTCACATCGTCCTTGATGAGCACCTTGTATAGCACAGGCTATGCGCTCTTTGAATCCACCATCGCCTCTACGATTCTTTCCACCTTGTACAGCACGAATACTGCGTATTTGAATACAATTGAGCCGGGCATTCTGAGCAACTTGGGAAGCACGTTGGGCACGCGCCAGTCCTTTGCCCTCTCCACGAATAATACGACGGCGGTGATGGACATGTCAACGTTTCAGAATTTCAACATCTTCCTACGGGCCCCCCAAGATCCCTACCTCTATCGCATCACGTACGATGGTCCGTCTCTGGCAACGCGGGACTACCAGACCGGCGTCATCACCATTGATGTTAGCACAATCGGCGTTCATTATAGCACAAATAGCAGCGCGCTCAGTCTCCAGACGTACCATTGGGGCTTTCCTACGTATATGGAGGAGCAGTTCATTCCTTACATCAGCAATGCCGATTATATACTACAGTACAAGTACACGATTCTCAATCAGACGCTCTATACAAGTTTGCTCAACGTCTATCCGCGCACAAACTTGACGAATCTGAGGGTGTCCGCGAGCGGATCGAACGCCGTCTATCGGAGCGGGGTCCTCCAGTCCAACGCGGCGTGGCGCGGCTCCTTGACGACGGTCACGTGGACTCCCTACGCGTGGTTTCCTGCGGGGGGGCCCAAGGGGCCGGTCTATCAACCGCAAGTCATCGTGGACGTGCTTGTGAATGGAAGCACCTTTACGTCGGGCCCCTTTCCGCTCCAACAGTCCACGGGCACTGTACGGATGCCCTCGGTGCCGGGGGGCGCTGCTGCGATTAGTACTGTGATGCGCGCCTATGTCGCGGGACGGATGTCGGCTGCTGCTACGACCTCCAACGTGGGTCTGCTCCTTCCCATTGTGTCGTCGCTGCTCCTTTCCACGACGACCTCGTTCACCTACATTGGTGGCAACGTCCTTCAATTGTACAGCGACGCCCAGACGGCCATGTTATCAGCGGGCTCTACGAGCATTCATGTGCGGGCGACCTCGGGACAGTCCAATTACAACAACACGGCCCCCTACGCTGCGTCCAACTTGTTCACCCCCAGCCCCAACACCAACTTTGTGGGCCCGCGCGTCGGCGGAGCAGACCGGGACGCCAGCGCCTTGTTTGGCAACCTTCCAGCAGTGGCCGTGAGCAGCATCGTCTACAGCACCTTTACGACAGGCGTGAGTGGCATCGCGTCGTCCGACCAGTCCGCACGGCAACTCCTTGTGGTAACGACGGCAACTGGGTACACACGGGTGCTTCCCTTGACGTCGTCGACTGTGACAACGTTCGCCCTTTGAACCCTAGGAAGCAGAGCCTCCTGCCCCTATCTAAACCGTTCTCGTCACAAACTCCCTTAAGAATGTTGGCACACCATCCAACAACAGGGCGGCCGATTCGTATTCTGCGGACGCGGACGCAGATCGCCAAGACGCAGACGACGCTGGTCGTCTTGTCGCCGACGATGGCGCCGAGTCCCCGTTACAGTCGCTACACAGTGGTGATTACGGATCCTGCCGCCGCGGCCATCAGTCCGTTGGTACACATTGCCGTCTTGACGGAAGACTCGGATGCGGCCGCATGGTCCGCCGTGCTGCCGGGTCTTCTTGTCGCCAATCCGGATCTCCTCCTCTTTACCACGCACCGTGTCGTGCGCCGGTTCTCCGCGGCCCTCGGAGAGCGCGTCCTTCTCATTGAAGAACTGGCCGATCAGTACCCGTGGATGGGAGAAGCGGTACAGCCGGCGTCGCTTGAACACGTCCTGCTCGCGATCGCGCACCTCCTTCGGTTCAAGCGTATCCTGTGGCCCTACCGTCTGACGAGGGACGACTGGCCGGTGCCCGCGCGCCTCTTGTATGATGCGTGGGTCGCGCATCTCGGCGGCTCTCTCGCACCCATCGGGAACGACGATTCCTGTATTCCCCGCACCACTTTACTTCAGCAGTACTACAAGCCACCGCAGGGCCGTCGGCATCGTGAGATCAAGACCTGCCTGGAAAAGAACGTAGCGTGCCCGTGGATTGACCGCATTCTCCTGCTCACGGAAACCGAGGATGACGCAAAGGATCTGCCGGCGCACGCCAAGATCACCTCCGTTGTCCTCGGCCATCGTATGACGTATTATGACGCCTTTTGCGCCGCCAAGGAGCACGTTCCTATCGGTGATATCGTGGTCATCAGCAACAGCGATATCTGGTTCAACGAGACGCTCGCCGCCTTGTGGCAAATTCCCTTGAAGGAGCAGGCGTTGTTCCTCG